AGGAGTGATTAGAGTAGATAGGTCCAAGCCAGTCAAGTCTGATCAGGTGGAGGATGAGGCAGCTCTTGAGAGTTTGAGTGTAACTCAGCTCAGGCGGTTTGCAGCATCAAAAGAGATAACTATCCCCAGTTCAATCAGGGCAAAAGCTGCAATAATTGCATTAATTGAGAATGATCTCAATGTTGATGATCAGGATCTAGATCCTGACAAAGAATAAGGGAGAGCAATTATGACAGCAACTGATAGAATAGCAGAGATCCTCAGCAACTCAGTTGAGGATGATGTTTTAGCAGTAATATCAAAAAAATACTCAGATCAGATCTCAGAGGGTAATATTCCAGGACACCTACCTCTTAATAAATTTGGTTACAATGGAGCAGTAGGAGCAACAGATGAGGAGGTCTGGGATGGGGCGGTTGCATATCCTTACCTGGCAGCTGGAGAGATCCTCAAAGTCTCCTCAAATGATGTTGATGATCAGGGAGATGAGCTCTCAGCAGGGACAGCAACTGGAGGGACAGTTTCTACTCTAATAGATGCAGCAGCTACATTTGCAACAGATACAGTTGCAGCTGGAGACCTGGTTATTGATGATGATAATGTCCAGCATGGAATCGTTTTATCTCTGACTGGTGAGACTCAGATCAATTTAGTCCTACCTCTTGAGACCTCGTTGGATGGGGTTGCTTATAGGGTTATAAATGCCAATGATACTGGAGCAGCGGTTATTAAGCTCTTTGGTTTGGATGATAATTATGATGAGCTCTCTGAATATGTGGTCATGGCTACAGCAGCGTCAGTTGCTACAGTAGGGACCTATCTGAGAGTATTCAGGGCAATGGTAATCCTGTCTGGATCATCTAATGTCAATGAGGGCAATATTGCAATCAAGGATAACGCTGATGCAGTTCTCCTGGCTCAAATCACAGCTCTCAAAGGTCAGACTCAAATGGCTCTCTGGACAGTACCAGACGGTTATACAGCTTATATTAACGGGTTTTATGGGAGCTCCTCAGTTGCTGCAAAAGCTACAGAGGTTATGCTATTTGTTAAGAATGTAGGCGAGTCCTGGCAATTAAAAAAGCCAATATTATTAAATTCCAGTGGAGCTCAAATTGTAATAGAGCCAGCTCTCCAGGTGCTTCAAAGAGCTGAGGTTGTTATTAGAGCAAACGCTGCAGCAGGATCTGGTATTGTAGCAGCTGGGTTTGATGGATGGTATGAGGCTAATAGTTAGGAGATAATATGAATAAATGTCCATATTGTGGAGAGGGAGTCCCTCTCAAAGTTTGGGCTCATCATTCTTTGTGGTGCAAGGATAGGATAGCTGCAATGGGATCAAATGTAGATCTGGCAGTTTCTCTTGTCTCTAAGGACCAGGAGCTCCAGCAGCATAAAATAACTCCAGCAGCTCTTGACCTGGTTGATGGTCAGGAGTTCGGATTGGATCTTGATGATATTGAGGCAACTGGTAGAGATGGGACAATCACTGTCCAGGATGTTAGACAATACCTGGAGGATCTAAAAGAGGATCAGATAGGGCGTGATTTATAGGTCCCAGAGACTAAAAATACACTGTTATAAATTGTAACAGTGGGATGAGGTCAGATTATATGGCAAATAATATCAGGAGCTTAGATCGTGCATTTTGGAGCTTTAAATGACTATAACAGTAGGGACTGACACTTATATAACAGTAGCTGATGCAGATACCTATGTCTCATTGAATAGGCTCTCAACAGATGATCAAAGAGAGGCATGGGATAAGTTAGCTACAGCAGACAAAGAGATCCTCCTGAGACAGGCTACAGCTGCAATAGAGAGGATCAGGTTTCCTGGTATTAAGCAGGATAATGATCAGACTCTGTCCTTTCCAAGATATGCTCTACCTCCTACTCCAAAACGCAGGAGACCAGAGAGCAGTTTTTATAATGATGAGTGGCTGAATGATACTGAGGTCCCAGACAATGTGATCTCAGCTGAGGTTGAGGAGGCATTAGAGCTTGGGTCTCCTGGAGCCGACAGCAAGCGATTTGATGTTATGAGAGGTCCAGTTGAATCTTATAAGATCGGACAGCTCTCTGAGAATTTCAGACTCAGATCATCAAGTGGGAACAGTGTTGAGACAATCTTGAGATCCAGGAGAGCTCAGGAGCTCTTAAGTCTCCAGGCTGGAGGGTCTTATAGTGTATATTAATATCTCTGATCGGATGAGCATATATCTCAATCAGACAGTGACCTGGTCAGCTAAGTCTGGACAGGACAAATATAATAAGATCACATATTCTGACAGCTCCATATCTGCTCGCAAAGAGGGCAGGAGGAGAATGGTCAGGAATTTGCAGGGAGAGGAGGTTGTCTCTGAGACTACCATTTATACTCAATCAGCTATAGGGGCTGAGGATAAAATAGATGGAGAGCTTGTGATCAGAGTTAATGACTGGATCGATTTTAATGGATCAGTGGTTGGTTATGAGGTTTATATATAATGGCTAATAACTGGAAGTTAACCTGGAGAGGTCCTGAGATAGTTAGAGAGGTATCTCCAGCAGTTATAAGGGCTCTCAGAGAAGCTGGAGCAGATCTGCAGCAGGAATCCTCAGATCAGGCTCCATTAGAATTAGGAGATCTCAGAGGCAATGCTGGGACAGACGAGTCCAGGCTACACAATGAGGGGATCATAGCGGTGGGGTATAACTTACCTTATTCTCTGGTCCAACATGAGAGAATGGATTTTGTCCATCCAATGGGAGGTAAGGCAAAGTATTTGGAGGATCCATTCAATGCAAACAAAGGAAAATATATGAGACATATAGCTGATGCAGTTGATGAGGTGACTAGATGATCCTGGATGATGTTGGAGAATACCTGGAGGATAATGGGATCGGGACACTTGCTACAGATTTGTTTTTAGGTGAGCTCCCAGATGATCCAGCTGCAGCAGTAGCGGTCTTTGAGTATGCTGGAGGACCTCCAAACAAGCAAGCTGGGACCAGGACTCCAGGAGTGCAAATCCTTTGCAGAGCAAGTGATTATGCTGCTGCCAGGATCAAAATTGAGGCGGTTTACCAGCTGCTGGGTGCAATAGGTGATGAGTTCCAAGATACAGCTCCAGGAGGAGTGACCATCAATGGGACAACCTATTTAAAATTTGATGAAGTTCAGGATCCCTTTCCTCTCCAGGTTGATCAGAGTGGGAGACAGATCCTGGCTCAAAACTATCTAGTAACATATTAGGAGTTATTATGACATTAACTAAACCACTTCCAAGAATAGGAATTGATAGGATGTATTTTGCTGAATTATCAACAGAGCCAGCAGCAGCAAATCCAACCTATGCAACTCCACTGAGACTGCAGGGAGCAGTAGAGCTTGCGTTCAATCCAAACTCTCAGATCTCAAATTATTATGCTGATGATGGGATTTATGTCCAGTCCTCTAGACCAGGTAATTTGGAGCTCGCTGTAGTTTTATCAGATCTCCTCCCAGAGACCTATGCTCTCCTGATAGGTGCTGATTATGGGGCTGTAACTGGTCAGATCATTGAATCAGTTAATGATGTCCCTCTTGAGGGAGCTCTGGGGTATAGGGCTCAGTTGTCAGATGGATCTTATGAGTATAACTGGTTTTATGTGGGTGTATTCAGCAAGCCTGAGAGACAATATAACACTAAGGGAGAATCAATCAGTTACAACTCCAGTCCGATTCAGTTTATGGCTAGACCAGCAGTTTATGCTGGAGGCAAGGTTGGAGTTTATAGAAATTTGTTTTTCTCTGGGGATGAGAATTTTCCAGTAGGATTAACAGATGCTCTCTTGATCAATGGAGCAGCTTGGGATGTAGATCCAAACTATACTCCATCAGCTCCAGGTACACCGATTGCAGATTTTGCAATTGCAGCAGGAGCAGGAGCAGCTGGGACAATGGCAGCAACTTGGACTCCAGCAGTAGGAGCAACTCTAGTCAAGATCCAGATCCTGGATCCTGTCTCTGGAGATTATCATGATGCAACAACCTCAGCAGCAATTGCAGTTGGAGCTGCAGGGGCAACAATCACAGGACTGACAGCATCAAATACCTATA